ATAGGTAACTCGTGTGCCTTCCGTTTTCATATTCACCCCCGTTCCCCTTTCGTAACTTGTAAATACAAGTGTATCACACTTAGTTACCCTTGTCAAGTACAATTTCTGTGAAAGATGTCACATTGTAAGGTACACCTAACACAAACAACTGTTCGTATTGTGACCTGCGTCACATTGTAAGGCTTACCTAACACAAACACCTGTTCGCCAAACATATGTTCGCTTAACCCCTTCGTGCTGTCGGGTGATTCGCTTTGCTTCGCTCCCTTTGCGCCTGCTTCCAACTGCTAACCGCAAACGGGGCAACCCACAGCAAACATATCGCAATAAAAATAAACGCCTTCGCTGTCTCACTTTCCATGATTCACCCCCTCGCCTTCTCTTACTCGTTCATCATGGCATTGCTCGCAAAGGTATGTGCCGTCTGTCGGGTCACAGTAAACATCGTAACGGTATTGTGCACAGTCGTAACATTTGCGTAGAACATTTAATGTAGATAGTCTCATCACGAAATCCTTATCTCAAACTCATCTTTGTTTATATAATAAAAACTATCTGACGCATTAGACATTGCTTCCTCTTCGTCTTCGGCTTCAACAAGAACCGTACAAATTGTCATAACCGAATGCTCTTCTTCTGCTTCGTCAGAACCGTTGGCTTCTACCATATTTTCGTAAGGGTTTATTTGTTTTGGGTATGGTGCATTGTTTTTACACAAGTTCCAAGCCACTAACCGCTCATCGTTTACTTCGCCTTCTACTAGTTCCGCATCGTCATATTCAAAGTCGCGTGCGCGATAGAAGTCGTTGTAAAATTCTTGTTTGATTATGTTTACTGCTTCTTCTTCTGACTTTGCATATATCTTTTCTAGATTCCATACCGATACGCTGTAGATACTCATTGCCCCGTCTCCTCGTTTTCTTTCATGCAATCGTGGCATACCCTGTCGCCTGATGTTAAATAAAAACCGTGTCCGTTTGGAACTTCTTCCCCGCATTTGTCACAGTTGTGGGCTGTGTCTCTGCTCATTGTGCTGTCTCCTCTGTTTTGGTTGTGTCCATTATTTCGCAGTAACAATGGTGACAAAGTTGATATTCGTCCATCTCTGCGACTGCTGTCAGTTCGTGCTCACAGTTTTTACAATTCATTGCGCTGTCTCCCGTTCTGCTAATTGTTTATATTGTCTAACCTTGCAAGCGTGCCCAAGCCAGTACGCTTCAAGGCTGTCACCCCGATACGCTTTGGCGTTGCGTTCTGCTCGTTTCGCTTCCGCTTCGTATGCTTTCAGTATTGCTTTAATGTTCAGTTGTTTTGTGCGTGGCATTATCTCACCAACTCCCCGTCAATAATCAACCCGCGAACACCACGCTTTTCTAATTCGCTAAGCGTAATGCACCTATGTTCTAATGTCTTTGCAATAGATTGCCTGTCTAGTTTGGCGTAGTGTTGCCATAGTTCGTTGTCTGTCATCGCTGACAGTTTGCTTAGTGTCTTTGTGTATTGTTTGCGAGTCATGGTTACGCCCATTCGTGGTGCAAGACATAGCCTGCACGCTCTTTATCGTGGGCGTAGGTGACTGATGAAAGAGAGTAGACAAGGTGAAAACCCATGTCCATTCCGCACCCGTTCACTCTGATAACCCATTGCCCGTTTCGGTCTTTCACTTTGTCGCCTAACGCTTTGCCTGCTAGGTGCGTGATGTTGCGTAGTCTGCCATCTTCCACTATCAGTAATGAAATGTCTCGCGACATTCCCGACTGTGAGACATGGCGTAAAACTGTGTAGACGGTAGGTCTATCTTGCTTTGCGAATATCTCTCGCAATTCCATTCTTGCTAGTTCTCTATCTATTGCTTCGTTTGTTTTTTTAGTTATCATTATTCCCCTTTTCTATGTTGTTAATGTTATTGTGTTACACTTAGTTAGTCTTGTCAATTACTGTGACATTGCAGTCTGAGTGCCATGTCTCACCTTCACCCGATATCGGCGTAACCTTGTAATCAAGATGACCATAGCGTGAGCGTGCGTCTAGTATCGTTACCGCAAACCTCAATGGCGAGCCTGATACTGTGAGCATTGCAGTCTTGCCTATGTTCTGCTTGAGTTCTTCTGCACTAGTCATTCGTTGCCCCAGTCTGTAACTGTTTTGCGAACATCTTCGGGCAAATCATTCCAAGCGATACGCTTTCGCCCATTCTTGAAACGGAATTCACTAGTTTGGTATCCCCTCATCTGTTCCCAACCGCCGTAGCATTGGGGTTTGGCGCTTGTGTTTAAATATGAAACCCAAGTCTCATTTTCGTATTCATCAACAGGCAAAACAAATACCGTGTATCTATCGTGATATTTGTCGCCGTGGTCAAAAGCATCCACGAAAATATCGGGTGCGTTTTCACGCCATCTCTTGCCTGCTCTTCGTATCTTCTGCTTGCTTGTCATTGTTTCCCTTTCGTTATGTTGATATGTACTACTGTAGTACACTTAGTTAGTGTTGTCAAGTCTAAGCAATGTGACATTCGTCACTCTTCCCATTCATAATTGCTCTCATATTCTTCTTCCATTTCGGCTTGCCTATCGTAAGACTCACCCATCCCATTGTCACCTAGCGCACGATAAAGGCGTGCTAATGCCCTGAATCCTTTGCTAGGTCTATCGTATTGGCTCATTATGTGCATATATTCGTCATGCTTGCTCATCAGTTACCCCTATTGCTTTTCATTTCCCCGACATACTCGCCGACTTTATACGCGAGGTAGATAACCCCGACTAGAGCGAGCATTACTATGCCCACAAAATTGTCGTCTACTATCATGAGAGACTCTCTTGTTTTGTGAACCTATTCACCCATTCGGCAAGGGTAGTGCGCTCATAATCGTAACCAAACGCTTTACCGTTATTGTCTATCATTGAATAGTAAACGCCTGAAGATATCTCTATCGCCTGCGCTACCTCGTATCCCTCGCAATAAATATGGGCAGATTTAGTGCCCAATTTAATATCGTATTTTCGCATTATTCCCCTATCTTGTTTTGTTATGTCACTAGACTTTTGTCTAGTAATCGTGCCTATTGCTCATTGAAAAGCCACGCCTGTAGCGATAGGCTAACTTTGCTCAATCTCTTGTATCTGACAAATTTTGAAGAGTCAAATAAACCCCATACAATTCCGCCATAGCATTTTGAAATTCCATATTCGCCGACAAATCACGAGCGAATATCTCTGCATATTGGTTAGGTTGTGCGTCACAAATCAGACCATAAATTTCGTCTAACTTTTCTTTATCTGACTTTTCTTTATCTGACTCTATTAAGCGAAGAATAGCGTCAAAAGTATGTACGATTGTTTTAGTATCCAATTTAGTTTCCCCTATCTGTATGTTTCTCACGAGCCTGCTGGCTCGCTAGTGCCTAGTGTCGCTATGACGCGACTACCTCTAAAGGCTAGGCGATAACCCTAAACTAGATAACCCATTCCGAGCCGTCTTCGTTCATACCGCAAGCGGTAAAAAACTTTGCGCGGTCAAATCGTGAATTGTCTGATTCGCATATGCACGCCAAAGACTCGGCGATGCTTGCAATGGTGGCAGAATTAAACCCGCGATGTACACCTTCGCAATCGTTTTGACGATGCACTTTCACCATCTTTGCTAGTTCGTTGTAATCTTTCCTAGTCATTCAATTTCCCCTTTGTTTATATGGTTTATATCCTTACACCTACAAGCATAAAGGCAAAAGTGCCCTGCGTCAACCACCAAACCCCAAAATCTTTTGTGACCTTTGACACACTAAAGTCAGGTTCACCTAACTTTACATAACTATTCAAACTTGACACAACTTGACATAACTATTAGGCGAGCCTTACAAATATTTACTTCTATGCCCGTAGTGTTATTTTTTTTGTGGTGAGATGGCTACTCTCGGTAGTTTTGTTTGTGTATTTGTGAAAAGATTAGAAAAGTACACAAGCGCACAAGCACAAAAGCACAAACACAAGCGCACAAACTAGGGTATTTGCCGCGAGACCCCACCCATATACATAGATATATGCGTTTTGAATGTACTCACTCTAGAAAAAAACGGCAAAAAAAAGATGGGTTGTTGTGACTGTTTTTGGTGGCGGGGGGTGTGGGTTTTTTGTGGGTTGGTTTGTGTTTTGTTGTGGGCAAGCCGCTTGCGGCGCGGCAGTGTTTTTTGGGTTGGCAGCCGAGATGGGTGTTTGCTTCCCCCCACGTTTCACCCCTTGTTGAGGTTGGTAGCCGTAAGCCAAGATTTTTAGCCGACACCATGATTCTACTAGTTGACGTTAGTTCGCTGCTCCTTCACATGACATGAAGGTCTACCCCAGTTCCCTGGTGTTAATGCCCCGCACCTTGCAAATGGTGTACAGCCGTGAAGATTACTGTTTGTTTGCCGTCATCCCGACGGGTGTGTTGTTGAGTGTAGTTCGCATTTTTTTTGTTTGCAACTATTTGTGGTAACATTTTTTTTCTGATGGGTACTCGCCGTAATGTTTCGTCCGCAGATAAAGCACGTTTCTTTCAGGCGATAGCAGCAGGTTCTAGTATTTTGGATGCTTCACGTATTTCTGGTATTCATGTGAATACTGGGTCTCGGTGGTTGAAGAATTCGAAAGCGGTGCAGGCTCGCCGTGAGGACGCCGAGTTTCATGCACGGAAACATTTACGTGACCAGGGTGGGATGCAAAGGTATGCTGATAATGATTTGGCTGAAGCAGCCGATTTACCACCCGCCGTACCGTTAGACAGATTGTGTGATGCGGCTAAACGCGGCTTAGAAGACTTCGACTTTTTCAGAAAATACTATTTGGGTAGAGTTCCGTCACCGTGGCAAGTAGAAGCAGCAGTCACATTGGTTCAGTTGCTTGAGGCTGAAGAAAAAGAATTCGTTGTATTAAATGTGCCGCCAGGTGCAGGCAAATCAACCCTATTCCACGATGTAGCAGTATGGGCAATAGTACGCAACAGGGCAATCCGAGTAATGATTGGCTCAATTTCACAAGCGATGGCTAAACAATACTCGCGACGAATCAGAGAAACCCTCGAAAGACCAGCACCTATCCAACCTGACCCTGAACTGGTTAAGAAAGGGTTAGCGGTCAACGCCGAAGGATGCCTCTCCATCGACTACGGGCGGTTCAAACCATCAGACAAAGGTGCCCTGTGGCGTGCAGACGAGTTCATTGTCGAACAATACGACGGTAATGGGTTAGACAACAAAGAACCAACAGTCCGAGCATACGGTATCGACGCCGAATTCATCGGACACCGCGCAGACCTATGCCTGTTTGACGACGTTGCATCCACCGAAAACTGTCGAGAATCTGTTGCCCGCGACAAACTTTTAGAAAGATGGGATTCGATGGCTGAAGCACGATGCGACCCAGGTGGTCTACTCGCAGTAATCGGACAAAGACTCGGTTCAGGCGACCTATACGCCCATTGTTTAGCAAAAGTAACCTACGACGTCGAAGAAGAAGACTACGATGGGTCAGATGTTATCTTGCCTGAACACATTGCAAATAAAGAACCCACCAAGTCATCGAAATATAAACACATTATTTATCAGGCATACTACCCAGATTTGGATACTGGTCCTGCGTCAAGAAAAGTCACCGCCCCCGCATACCCTAACGGACCTCTACTCGACCCTAAACGACTTTCATGGAAAGATTTATCTTATCTCCGATACAACTCCCCAGAAAAATTTAGAATAATCTACCAACAAGAAGACCTCGCCGACGAAACATATTTGATAGACCGCACATGGATAACAGGCGGAATCGGCGCAGACGGCGTACTCTACCAAGGATGCATCGATAACGAACGCCAACACGGAATCATCCCCCCAGGACTAGCCCCACCCGTAATCTCAATAGTCGCAGTAGACCCATCCCCAACCCAATTCTGGGCGCTCATCTGGATACTTTACCAGCCGACAACAAACCTCTATTACGTCATAGACATCGAACGGGTCAAACTCACCGCCGAAGAACTCCTCGGATACAACACCACAACCAGCCAATACTCAGGAATCATGGAAGACTGGCAAAACAGGTCAATGCAACTCGGCTACCCGATATCACACTGGGTAGTAGAAATCAACGCCGCACAAAGATTCCTGCTAGCACACGACTTCGTACGCAAATGGCAGGCATTACACGGAGTGAACGTACTCCCACACACCACCACCCGCAACAAACTCGACGAAAACATGGGCGTAGAAGCCCTACTCCCACCACTATTCCGTTCAGGTGCGGTACGTCTACCAACAATGCGCGCGAACTGGAAAACGTTAGCGGCAACAGACGAACTCGCGAAATGGACCCGCGACAAAAAAAATGGGACAGACATCGTAATGGCATTATGGATGGCGGTACTCAACATCCCGAACCTCACCAACATGAAAATGCCACCACGACAATGGCGCCCCAGTTGGCTACTGAAATAGTGTATATTAGACGTAGTTGCAACTAAAAGAAAGCGTGCTGGATGAAAACCGCAGAAGAAATAGTATCGCTATACAAATCACGCCAAGAAACACAAGGACCTATCCTCGCGCAAATGCGCCGAGTCCGCGACCTTGCGAACGGTGACGTAATCGTACCACTCTCAGAACTAGACCGCAACGCCCGCACAAACGTAGCGAACCTACTAGTACAAGGATTAGACCAAACATCGATGCGAGTCGCATCAACAATGCCAATGCCATACTTCCCGCCACTCAAAGAAGGCAACGAACGCAGCAAAGACTACTCACGCACAAGACGCAAAGCAATGCTATCCATCTGGGACACAAACAAAATGGATATCAAAATGCGACGCCGCGCACGCCACCTACTCGCCTACTCATCGGCACCAGTAATCATCAAACCAGATTTCAAAACACTCGTACCAAAATGGTCAGTACGAAACCCGTTAGACACCTACCCAGCAGTATCAGACGACCCAGACAACCTCATCCCAGAAGACTGCATCTTCACCTACCTCAAACCATACAACTGGCTTATAGCAAACTACGCAGACAAAGTAGTTGGCAAACTACGTTTAGGCAAAGTCCGATTCGACACCCTATACACAATCCTCGAATATGTTGACGACCAAGAAATAGTTATCTGCGTAATGGGCGCAGAAAACAGCGCAGATTTCACAGCAGCCGAACGCCAAGGAATCGAAGTAATCGAACTAGAACGCATCCCAAACCGCACACAAATGCCTTTAGTAATCATCCCGAAAAGAATCTCGTTAGACATCCCACGCGGACAATTCGACGGCGTAATGGGAATGTACTACACACGTGCACGTTTACAAGCCCTCACAGAAATCGCTATCGAACGCGGCATCTTCCCAGACGAATACCTTGTAGCACGCCCTGGTGAAAACCCAGAAATAATCCAAATGGCAGAAGGCAAAACAGGACAGTTAGGTGTAGTCAAAGGCGGAGACATCCAACAGTTGCAAACAAACCCAGGCTACAAAACCGATGTCGCACTAGACAGACTTGAAAGACAAGAACGACTAGAAGGTGCAATCCCAGCGGAGTTCGGCGGAGAATCAGGAACAAACATCCGTACTGGACGCCGCGGAGAATCAATCCTTTCAGCAACAGTCGACTTCCGTGTACAAGAAGCCCAAGCAATCTTCGCACAATCATTGATGGAAGAAGACAAAATTGCTATCGCAATCGAAAAAAACTATTGGGGCACAAAAGAAAAATCGTTCTTCATCGCAGGAAGAAACGGAATCGGCAAAGTAGATTATGTTCCAAACAAAGTTTGGGAAACAGACTTCCACTACGTCAACTATCCGTCATCAGGCGCAGACGTCAACGGACTCATCGTAGGACTCGGACAACGCCTCGGCACAGGTCTCATGTCAAAAGAATCAGCACGAGAAGCCGACCCGCTAATCACAGACCCAGAACTAGAAAAAGACCGCATCACAGCAGAATCAATGGAAGCCGCACTCCTGTCCAGCATCCAAGCACAAGCAGCAGACCCGAACGGACCATACCAGCCAGAAGATTTAGCGTACCTAACAAAACTCACAGTAGAAGAAAACGTTCCACTCTACGAAGCAGTACGCCGAACAAACGAACGCGCACAACAACGCCAAGCAACAGCAGTACCAGCAGGCTCACCAGAAGCAATGCCAGGACTAGCAGCACCAGGCATGGGAGCAGAAGCACCAGCCGCAGGCGCACCAGCAGGCGTCGAAGGACTACTAGCATCACTCGGCGGACCACAAGCAGGAGCGTCCGCACAACCAGGGACACCAGGTGGTGTACTTAGCCTCGCAGGGAGATTAGGTTAATGGCAAAACAATACCCGAACCGTTCCGATTTAAGGAACCCAACAAAAAAGTTGGCGGCAAAAGCAGCCCCAGGACAAACCTACGGTGAAGCAGGAAAACAAATCGCAGCACAACAACAAATACCAATGGCAGCATCACCACAACCAGCAGTCACACCACCACAAACAGCAGTTGAACGACCACGCCCAGGACAATTCGGACCATTAGACAGACCAACAGAACGCCCAGACGAACCACTCACAGCAGGCGCACCATTCGGACCAGGAAGAACAACACAAATCAGCGGCTATGCAGGCGTACGCAACAGCGACCCGATACTCGACGAACTCAGAGCACTATACGCAGCCTACCCAAGCGAAGAACTCGCAGATATGTTGGACTCATACTTACGTGAAGGATACTAATGGCTGGGGTATTTAGCGCATTTGACCCTGTTGACGAAGACAACAACGACAAAGACGCACAAGCAAACATTGATGCACAAAAAAAAATACAAGCAACAGTAACACCACAACAAGCAGCAAAAGTATCCGAACTCTATAAACAAAATCCGTGGGTGTCGCCGCGTGTCCTATTGGACATGGCAAAACAACAAGGTTTAACACAACAAACAGTAGATGCTGTTTCTAAAATTTCTGGCAAACAACTAGCAACAAACAATGACCCAAACAAAGCAGACCCAAAAGGCTGGTTCGATAGAAACATTTACAGCAAAGTAAAAGCCGCAACACGCTGGGGTTTTGCCGCACTACAACTCACCCCAGACCTAACACAAAACGTTGCCTCACAAATTTTTTCACCAAACCAACCGTCAGGTACCGAAGGGATATTTGCTTCAACACAACTTGGCACAATGCTTTCAGGCGAAGACTCAGGCGAAGGATTCTTCTTCGGTGGAAAAGCCGCAGAAACACAAGCACAAAGAGCAAGAGAGTTCCGTGGCACAATCAACAACCATGCGTGGACAATTGGGCGTGGCGCAGCAGACCTTGTGTTTACCCCAGGAACAAAAGAATATTCTTTACTATCAGGATTCTTCGATGCCGCTGTAAATATTTATGCCGACCCAACAATCGTCGCAGGTCAAGCAATTAAAGCAGCAAAAACTGTTGACCTCGCCAGCGGAGAAAAAGTAAAAGGTTTAATAGGAACACGAGCCATCAGTCGCAAAGTCGGTGAAGTTCTTTCAGAAACAGGTTTAGTTGAATCACAATTAATTCCAAAACTCTCAATTGCCGAAGCCGAAGCAGCCCAAATAATTGCACAACGCGGAGCCGCAGGATTAACTAGTCCAAACGCTCAAGCATTTGTTGGTTCAAAATATTTTCAATGGTTTGAAAGCAATGATAAAGCACGAAGATTGTCAGAAAGAATTGCTGGTTACGCCAAAAGCGCATCCGATAATCTTGTAGTTCAAGCACAAAACGGCACATTAACCCGAGAGTCCGCACAACTTGAACGGGGCAAAGCAGCCGCAAAAATCATGGCTGATTTCAAACACAGAATTGACCCAGAAACAGCAATGCGTTTAGCCGAAGCAGATGAAACAGTAAAAATAAAAGCAATCATCGGACAAGCATCAGCAGCGCTAGACCCTAAAACGCAACAAAGTTTTTTTCCTCGACTCATCACAGAAGTTCAAGGTGTTGGTGCAACATCTGAAATAAGAAAATTAGCAAGAGAACGAGTCCCACTTTACAGAACAATACGCAACAGCCGATGGTGGTCATCAATCCCCACAGAACAAGCCGTTATAAACGGAACATCAATTGACCGTTCAAACGCAGTAAAAACCTATAGCAGATATTTAGAAGGTTTGCGTGCGCCTCAAAAAGCAGCGGCGAAATACGAAGAATTTATGGGTAAAGCCGCAGTTGCTTTAAGCGCACCAGAAGGTGAACGTAACCTATTAAACGACAAACTATTTGACGATTTTATTGACCTTGT